GCCTGCGCCGCCGTAGCCAAACATGCCACCTGCGCCACCTGCTACATTAGATTCTCTCAAGCACCACTGTTCCTGGTTTTCCAACAGGATTGCGGTGTTCAGGCGAGAATGCTCATCTTCAATTGGGGCCACTGTCTTCGAGGTATACTCTAGAACGGGCTTCCACTTACCTACTAGCTGGTCAGCTTTATCTGCGTTGATATAGGCTGTTCCAGCGGGGATTGCATTATTCATATCTTTATCTCCTAATCTCTAAAGAGTTTCAAACTCTTAACTTATTTTCAAATTTATCTGAAGCGATCTTGATGCTCCATAACACTTCTATAACTGTCAATCTCTGAGTCGCTTTCCATTGACTCTTTGATCAAAGAATTATCGCTGCTCTGGGGAGGTGTATCAATCTTACCAGTAATTACCTTGGATGATTTTTCTGCCTCTTCCGTAATGAGTCGTGAATTCTCTTCCTCTTCCTTGTCAAACATCTTGACAACGTAGTCGAAGTTTTCGGTTATATAATCAGGATCTTTGTCTTTCAACATCCTCAACACGTAATTCTTCTTGTCTTTGTTCAATCCGGTGGTGTTCTGTTCGAGAAGCAATGCTGCATTCTTGAACTTCAACGCTTGTGTCGTTTGAATATTCTGCTTGATTGCCTCATTCAGCTCTGTCTTCAGTGAATCAATCGTCTTGCGACCGTCCTGCACTGCTTCCTTAATAGTGTCATTAATAAACTCATCGTCTAATGAAACCATCTGCTTAATGCTCTGAATGATCTTATAAGCTTTCTTGTTCTCCACGGCTTCCTGCAACTCTTCAGCTGGGACTGCCTTTTCTAGGTATAAATCCATGTACTTTGAAAGCTGTGTTAGGAGATTCGCTTTGAACTCCGCAGCATCTTCCTGCAAAGCGGTTCTGTGATTCTTAACCAGATACCCTAATTTCTCGGTGTGGTCTTTATCGATCTTTTCCATTACAGCCACTAGCTTGTTACTGTGGTCTGTGTCAATCGCCTCAAGCAATTGTTCCAATTTGTCTGAATGCTCTTCGTCAAGCTGCTGTAGTGCGTTATTCACCTCAAGATCCAATCTCTCAGTTACTGTTGATTCTACAGCGTCTGCAAACGCCTCAGATAACATCTTCTTGGAATCTTCAGGCAAAACATCTTCTGCAATCTGATCAAGAACATCTCCTATTTTATTCTTCATAATTAGCTCTCCTGTAAAATCTTGTTTACTCTGGTTTTGACTTTTTCCTTAATGGTGCTGTCTAGGCTTGTTTTCGCTGCTGCGTAATCCTTGCTGATAACACCGTTAACGAATTCACGTAAATATCTGCGCTCGGCTGATTCTTTGATTTTCTGCTTTTTAGACATATGTATCCTCTGTTTTAAATATTTATAATATTAGTCGTTCTTTTTTGGCCATTTTTTAAGGCTATTGATAAAATGAAGTATCTGTTCCTCTAGTACTTCTTTCTTTGCATCCGATTTACCCGGCAACTTACTAATGCCAGCTTCAAAAATGTCATACGCTTCTTGGATGGTACCGTCTGTGTTTAGGATCCAATCTTTGGCTTCCATTATACCATTCACGAACGCAGTTGAAACAGAGGGGTCATGAACGACGTCACAACATATTAAATGGAATCCCTGTACTTGGTGCGTGTCTCCGCTAGGCATCAACTTGCCTAACGCTCTTGACGAAACACCTAACTTGACATTGTCCATGATCAAGGCACGGACTAATTGGCCTAATGGGGTATTAAGGACTTTGGACTTTCCTATGAACATATTACCGTCTTGTGTCAGTTCAGTAATCATGTGACATGATCTCTCTGGGTCGACTTCGACTGATGTTGGATGATTCAATTCACCCAAGGAGCGATTCTCTTTGATCATCTCACTGGTATAGCGGCTGACTTCACCCACCATTTCGTTTAATGAGTACACTCGCCCGTTCTTGTTCTTCTGCTCACTCATCAAGAATGGACCCTGTATATACAGCGTGCTTGGTTCTTTGCTATTTTTTTCCTCGACCACGTACTGCAAGTCGAATGAAGGTTCATCCACTAGCAGCTTTCTGGTAATGATATTAGACATAAAATTTTCCTCGTAAATATTTATAAGATAGGGTATTCTTATTTTTGATTATCATGCAGTATTTGTTATAGTAACATGTCATTTCAAATCCTTCTCTGTGAGTATCACAAATTGAAATCCGTTCTTCTTGCACCAGTTTCCAGCGCTTTCCCATTTAGATTGATTGACTGCCCATTGAATCTGTTCATATAAAAGGTTCTTTTTGCTCTTCCGTCCACTGGTAGTAGGTGCTCGAGTTTGTTTGTCTGGTTTGATTTCAACTAGGAATTTCTTAGGTCCCTTGGGGGTCTTCAATACCAAAACACCATCTACAAAATAACGATGCATCCTCCCATCTTTGGGGCTTAAATAAGGTACTACAACAGATTCTGATCCCCACTGTAGTACCTTATCATTTCGATCACACCATCTATAGAAGTTCAACTCAAGGCCTGATCTATATACTACGGGCGTTGAACCTCTGTATTTAGATTCATTTACTGGTTTGAAAATTCCTTGGTTGTATGCTGCACGCATGCCATCTTATTTGTTATACATTGAACCATATGCTTCAGTTAGCATATCCTGGTCATTACGACGTGATACACTGAAAGACTTGTCAGCTGCTGATTGTGTGCCGTGGTTTTCTGGCTTAGATGCTCCCCTTTCTTCAGACATGTAATGCGCAGTGTAGCTTTCGTCTACCTTCTCTTTGTCACATTCACAAGGATCGCATTCGCATTTCTTGCAGCAGTCATCTTCCGAGTCCCCATCCGAGTCCCCATCCGAGTCCTTGTCCGACTTTTTGCCATTCTTCTTTGCCATATAAGCAGCCAATCCTGGAGGTAACTTGCCTTCTTCTGCAACTTCTTCCTCTTCGTCTTCCGAGTCCCCATCCGAGTCCATGTCAGGTGCATCGTCTCCGTCTGTGCCTAACTCAATAGCACCACCCATGTCAAAGCCACCTGCAGTCACTGCTACCATGTCATCACCACAGGACGCTGCAATACCCAGATCTTCCAATACCTTGGTTCTTAAAGTGTCTGTAGCTGCCTGTACTATGCTGTCAATGTTTTCACCTAGTGATCCTTCATTGCCTTCCAGTGCATCTTCGATGCTAGCCTTTGCATGCTCGCCGAATAGATCCATAAGGATCTTGTTGTATTGGTTCTGTAGCTTCTTAACTTTAGAAGCAGTTGCTGTCTCTTTGCCGTCTGTGTTGTTGTCCATAATATATTCTCCTTGGAACTATTTAGTTGTTACCCTATGAAAAATCTGGCGGGTGGCGTATCATACCATGTGCCATTCTGTATTCCCTTTTCTAATTCATCCTTTTCTTTCAATCCCTGATTAAGTAAATCAGAGTAATTTATCGTGCCACCACCGAACATCTGCATGCCCTGGTATTTGCCCCTGACATTACCTATCGCGATTTTTGTTAATGCTAATGTGTATTTCTGAATCCACTGCTCTTTGAGCAGATGGCATATAGGTTTTTCCACCCACGCACCCACAACGCCATAAAACTGTGTGCGCGGTAGGGGAGCCGGGATCAGCCTTAATCTTTGAGTGTCTTCATTGAAATCGACATAATGGGTCTGTGCTAATACCTTGGTTCTCAAATCCAACCATTGCTTTAATACTTCCCAAGTGACCAAATCGAACCCTGCATTACCCAACTGATAACTGAAATAGGTCTGCTGTGACATTGCCTGTTCGAGGGTGAACAGTGTATTGATTCCTGTTGTCTCTCCTGGTTCGAAGGAAAATACTCCAGCGACTTTCCTGTAATCCGCTAAGTCGTAATCCCAACCACCAGACGCCCCATTCGATTCTGTTGACCTTAATGTGGGCGTGATACTGAATATACTGTCCAGACGTAGACCGGGCTCTTCATATAACTGTGAGTCGAAGATTAGGTACTCCTCAGTCCATCCCGCATATTTGGTATAGAACTCTATTGATAGGTCGATGAAATCTACGAGTTGTGCGTCGTCACACACTTCAAGGTTAACAAACGGATACCCTAATTGGGTCTTTGTTCTGTTGATTAGTGCACTATATGTTTTGATCTTATTATTGAGATTGGTGCTGGGTGTGTAGTCTAATCCCACATTCTTCGTGGGCTTGTTCATTATAGTG